ACACCTTTAACCATGCGGGTACGGACAGACACCCAGGCATCGAGTTGGGCTGAGACCAGTCCTTGAGCCTTTCTGTCTCCATGAGCCTTCTGGATCATCAACCGGAACTCAGTCCGCTTTGCGATCTCCTCGTACCATGCTGTGAACTCTTGCTCAGCGCCGGGGTAGTCCTCCATGACCCATTTGGGAACCTTGGAGAGTAGCAGGGCTTCGGCCCATTCCTGAATTGCTTCTTTATCCCCAAGGATTTCATCTGGTATTTCTTTGATACCTACTGAGAAACTATCCATACGTCACCTTTTGTAGAACTTGATCAATGGTGTCAATCGGCTTATATGCAACCCTGATGATCTCATGGGCAATGTCTGCTGCCTGCATCCAGTGATGAAACGGGTGTGCCAAGGGCAACGCCCAACCGGACGGGTGGCACTCGGTCTTCTTGGCCCAATCGAGCTGATAGGCAGCTAGCGTGTCTTCGGCGGTATTCATGCGGCCACCACGTAAGCGGATTGACTTCTGTACCTGGGTGAGCAGGTACTGCTCAATAATCTTCCAGTCGCGCCAGGGAACCAAGAACGCTCCCCGGTTTTTGGGTGCGCGATGGTTTTCGACTGCTAGAACGATGAAGACAAAGGGCATCGAGTGTTCTTGCTCCCAATGGTCGAGTAGATCGACCTGATTGCCGCGGATACCCTTCTCAGGATCAGCGAAGTTCCATCGATTTGATCTGTTTTCCGATTGCTTGACTTCAACTACGGTCTTTACTGATTTGTAGACAAACTCCCCGTCCACTTGGTTGTCCGTTTTCCAGGCCAGCCCAAAGCAATGCGGGCATTTCTGCCGGTCGGCGTACTTGTGCCAGTGGATACCCAATCGCTTGGCGAAGTTCCGGCACTCCCGTTCTGATACTTTTTTCTCCATAAATGCCTCCGATAAGGGGCAGAAGCGACGATTCGCCGCTCACTGTGATAGTCACAGGCTCCTCCGGAACCCCTTTGATCACCGTGATCATGCAGGGGATACAAATGAGCTTGTCTTCGATGTCGTCATCGACATCACCGGCTACTAAACGGGTAGAGCCGGTGTGAACTACGGTGGTCGCACCGTAACATATGGGACATAGGATCATGTCTAAGCCTCCAATAGACATCTCATCTCCGGAGTGGTCAGATGACCAGCTACCAGAAGATCGTCGGGCTTCCCAGGTGGGAATACCGGCTTTGCTCCTAACTGTTTTGCTAAACGTTTGGCGGTTGCTACTACGCCGGGATTGTCGCCATCGAACATGACAAACAACTGCCTGAATTGATTGCGAAACCAAGGTATCCATTCTTTGCTGAAGTTGTTCACACCGAACAAACCAGCGGATGGGAACCCAAACCGACGCATAACAGCGGCTTTTTTCTCACCTTCAACAATGACGCACCAGTGATCATAGGGATCAAAGGCAGGGAAGAAGGCTTGCGGCAAATACAAACGGTATGGCAGGTATTTGCCTTTGGTTCTTGCGTAGTAGTTGTCAAGTAGTCGCATGCGGATGTTCAGACAGCCGCTGTTACTGTCGAAGATTGGCCAAGAGATTGCGGGGACATACACGGCCTTCTTCTTGTCCCAATCCCATACACGGAACTGAGGATCGTAGCCGATCTGGTATTGAGCGATCATGCTGGTGGTCACGCCATCTTTGGCAAGATGATCGATGACTCCTAGGTTGCTCCAGATGTTGTTGTGAAACTTCTCCCATAGGCGGTTGCGGTTGATGTAGGCGATATTCCTATTGCGCTTCTCGGCCTTCTCTCGCTCCGCTTTTTGACCGGCTTCCCAGGCTTTACGTTTATCTTCTTCTGTGATTTCGACACTGCCCATGCGATCTAACCGGCCTGAGTGAGCTTTGTAATCCCTACACCAGTAGAAACCATTGGATACAACCATTTTGTTTATGCTGCCAGGGCAGCGAGGACAGGGGCCATGCCACTCGTATCCCCCGATCTTGTCTGAGGTATAGCGGCGAAACGCAGCCCCATCAAAGCCGAACTTTGCTAACTCGGTATTATCGTGAATTGCGATCATAGCCTTTTTGTTCTATAATTACGTCATGCCTACACTAACGGATACAACAATTGCAACGCGTCAGGCTCAGGCATTAGACGTTTTTGCGCTTATGCGCTCAGGCATCACTCAAAAGGATGCTTGTGAGCAGGTCGGGATTTCGGACGATACGTACCGTCGCTGGATCAACTCCGACCCAAACCTTACTAAAGTTATTGGTGAGTTAATAATCAATGCTGAAAAGCAAGAATTGATGCTCATCCAAGCGGTGCGTACAAAAATTCTTGAAGACCTCCTAATGGCTGTGGTTAGTGAAGTACCGATGGATACTAAGGACAAGCTGGCGATCCTGAAGTACCTGCATATCCATAACGACCAGCTAGCAACACGACATGGTGCATCTTCCGACAATGAAGCGGCAGCGGCAGAATATCTACAAGGTCCGCAACTGGTAGCGGCTGAGAGTCGAATGGGAGATACACAGGTGGAAGTGACGCATGAAGGTAACAAGACTACGGTGAGCATTACCCAGGATCAACCAGACATCATAGATGTTCAATGACATCGACGTAGTGCCAGATCAGGAGTAATCCGAGACCAGCATCAGGTTTGATGTCGCGTACATCTTGGGGGATAGCAAAGGCGGCGAACTCAGTGGTGGGTGTGTTGATGACCAAGTGGCCATCTGCTATTGTGTAGGCTACTGGTTTGCCGTTCAATTCGGTTAGTTGGAAACTCATGGGTATAAAGCGCCCCCCGTCCCGATCGGGACGGGGGGCTATTTGTTATAGGGTAATTGGCTTACCAGCCTTGTTGCCCTTGCTGCTGAACGGGTTGCTGGCCCTGCGGGGGGTATTGCGGATGACCCTGGACAGGCTGCTGGCCTTGGGGGTAGACAGGTTGCTGACCCTGAACCGACTGTCCTTGGGCTTGGCCGTAGTTCTGCGGGAAGGCATTGGGAGCGGGAGCTGGCTGATAGTTTCCGACTTGAGCCTGAGCACCGTTACCGTTGGCCCATTTCGCAACGTTTAGGAAATTGACCTCAGTGCTCTTGATCTCGTAGCTTGCAGACGCAGTGCCATCCTGCTTGGTGAAGACCTTGGGGCCACCGTTGGTATCGGGGGTGAAGCGTCCCCAAACTTCGACTTTGTCGCCTTTCGAGAGCGTGTTGTTGACGACTTCGGCCATTTTGCCCCAAGTGGCAACGCGCACCCAAACAGTTTCTTTCACTTCTTGGCCCTGAGCATCTTTCCACTTGCGGGTGGATTCGACCGAGAAGTTGGTCACAGCTTGACCGGAGGGGGTGTAGCGCATTTCGGGATCACGACCGAGATTACCGACGATTTGAACTTTGTGAGACATGTTATTCTTGCTCCTTGGGGGTACTGAATAGTTTGAATGAGTTTTTGTTGAAATCCTCGAAGCCTTCAATGCTTGCGAGAGTTACTTTACGGGGGACAGGTAGGGTTTCCACGCAGGTTTCTTGGATGGCAGAAATGTAGCCTGGGATGTTCCGCGGGGCAGCACCTAGACCTGCTAGGTAGCCTGCTGCTTTGGCGACTTGGTTGTTGCGAAGGTGTTGGGTAACTTGGAAGGCGACCGTTCCGATGCCGCCAATCTCTCGCTTCATAATTCTCCTTTCAAGTATATTTTGTTACCTATAAGTAATATTTTACCATGAGGTAACAGTGTTTAGGTTGATTTTCTCCAATGTTGGAGAAATATGTACTGCGGTTACTTGCGGGTATTTTGTACTTCTGTGAAGTAGCACACAGAGTAATAAACTCAGTCAGAAGATACGGCGATCATGTGAACCAAGGCTTCTATGTCTTCCTAGGTTGCTGGAGAGAATACCCATAAAGGGATAGGTTGTTATCATGTGTATCTTTGATCAGGGGGATAATGTTGCCCAACACTCGCACACACACATTCGTGGAATTCCGGACTTATTGGGGGTCATGTGCTCCTTCGGGTTGCACTAGGACTACGGGGGACAGCGACCATGCGCCAGTCCCCAGGTAGCGGGCGAGCTTCTCTTGGGCTACCTTCCATGCCTGAGTCTTGCGGGTACGCCATACTGCGGGGAATATGGTGATTTTCTCAGGCAACGTCACTTCTCGGCCCAGGCTGTACTCCTTGATGCGGTCTACCCGGAACGTCAAGACCCTGCGCTTTACCCCGCACCATGCCTTGATATACACTGTCCCGTCCTGGTAGGCGTATATGTGGCTGGGTTTGATGGTGCGGTAGCTGCTCGAGCGCCCATAACGGCTGTAGCGGATGCTGACAAGCCGGTTATCCACAATGGCGCTCATGAGTGCCACTGCCTTGCGGTAATCTGAAACAGACACCGTGTCGGGTAGACCTTTGAGCAGCTCCAGGGCATCATCATGCTCGTACTCCTGAGCGGGTTCGGATGACAGGAAAGTGCTAATCTTGTCCCAGGTGTTACGACCTACACCGGGGAGCGAGATAATGTCATTACGGGTCGCTTTGCGGAGGGCGTTGACAGTCGTGTAGGTGCGGCTGATGATGTCTGCCTGAGTGTGCATAATGCTATTGACTGTGAGGGTGTTATATACGGCGTTCATGGGGGTCTCCTTTAGGGTGAATATGTGGCCCAGGCGCGTAAAAGCGGCCCCAGGCGTTACTTGCGGCTCCGGCTATTACTAGCGGCTTCGGGGCCACCTGCGGCATTCAAAAAACTAGGCGCTCCAGGTGACTCGGAGCGCCCATGTACAGCTAGGATCAATCAGATGAGGTTACAGAGTGGTGATCACGCCTTGGAAACCAGACCAGTTTTTGACGTTATTGGCCTTTGTGGGAACCCACCACTTGGGCTTCATTGGGCTACCGCTCTTAGTCTCAACGGGGATCAAGCGAGGTTCGGTGATGGAAAGCATATCGACCGCTTCACCGTCTTTCAAGGGGATCATAAGCTCGGTGAGATCTTCGACATTCGTGTCTTTCCCTCGTTTCCAAGCCTTGTCATTCACGATCTTGCTGCGGATCGAGGTATTGGTCATTTCGATAGCTTCAGAACCACCGACAGTGATCTTCTCCAGTTGATCCTGAGCAATATCACGCATACCAGAGCCAATAACCAGGGTGATACCTTCGCCACTCATGATCAAATTCATCAGGGATAGCTTGCGAGAAGTCTTGAATTTCCGGGTGCTAACTTCCGGGTCTTCCAGGTTACCCCAGGAACCAATGAAGAACTGATCTTCAAGGCGATCTACTGGCATCCATTCTCTCTTGGGAGCGTTGACTTTGGTCCCCTTGTAGACAGGGCTGACAAAACCGACATTTTCACCGATACGAACATCGGACACCAGGAAGAATCCAGGCTCAGCCATCGTATAGCGACCGATGCACAGGTCTTTAACGGCGTAAAGGCTGGTTTTTACAAGGGCGTAACCAGTCCATTCTGAGCGACCGCGGCCACCACCATTGATTTTGATGGCGTTGATAGTGTCCAAGGTGTTGCGGGAAACATCGAAGTTGACGACAGTGGAAGAAACGGCATTCTGAGACATCGTAAAGCTCCTAATTGGGTGTTTGGTGGCCCACAAAGGGCCGAAAATTGGATAAAAAACGACTGTTGCAAAATCAATGCGTGCAACGGAAATGCTCAAGAAAAACAGCGTTGCATTCGCAAAAATGCAACGGTTAGTCCTCAATTACGGGGATATACATATTACGGGCGTAAAAGGAGTATCCCTGACCATCTACAACCAGGGCTACACTGTCCCCACAAACCATTTTTTGGGGGAATTTCACTCCTTTGGGGATACACACATTGCCCTGTTTGATCCGTCTGCGGTGTCGGGCTAAGGGTTTCTCTAATCGCCGTAGCAATGGGCGATATAGCGTAGGGTTATTAGCATCAAAGATATTGATCTGTTCTTCGATGCTGTCAATCTGAGCGTCTACAACAGCAAACTCCAATCGCTCTTTGTACACTCGCACTAACTTCTCAGCCTGTGTGTCTACATCGTGATCTAATACAATGGTGTCCATTTCAATTTCCTTTCTATTTGCCGCTAGTGGCATAACCACTAGCGGTTTTGTTAAATTTGCGCTCACCAGGGATAAAGCCAATACCAGCGTCACCAAGTTTGGTACGCTGTGGTTTGAGCACCTTGTTGCCAAAGCGATTACCAACGCGGAATGTGCGATCTCGTACCATCACACATTCACCCCAACCAAGATCGGATAATTCGTTGTTTGCTTCGTGGATTGATTGATAGTTCTTCATGGCATTACTCCTATACAAAAAGAGCCGACAGGCTCATGCCCATCGGCGCTGCTTGATGCCCCTTATCCGATCCGTTATCACTTCCACATCGGAATTGGGGACTACTACCCACTCTCTGCCTACTTTGCGGTAGATCGGCCAATCAAATGGACTGGTGTGATCTATGGCCGCTGATAGGTAGCGAAAGTATCTGTAATTACCCCTTACTAGAACCTTGAACTTGATATTGTCTGGCAAAATACACTCCTTGCATGGAACAGACAGGCTAATAAAACAAAAAGCCCCCACGCAATGCGTGAGGGCTATACCTACTCTCCACTAAGCGGAGAGCTAAGGTATGGTGCTATTCAGTTGTATTTCCCCCATCCCCCTAACGGTAGCCCCCAGGGAACGCGCGCACGGTTTTGATTGACGCTGACGGGCTCTCCCTATAAAGAGGGGTACGTTCACTTTCCATCATTCCAATCAATCAATAATATGACCTCCCGACCCCGAGGGGGCCAAAAAATCCACCCCAAAAGCACAATTCAATCCCAACAGGTAACACATATACTAAAAAAAGCACGAAGGAGCACGATCTAGAGAGTGTCAACTGCCATTGCTCCCTCCACCTGGAGCTATTGGGCGGCGGCTTCCTGATTGTGCATTTGTCTTTGATGTCCGAAACGTAATAGAGGAAGTTCATGCGCTGATCGCCAACCTGAACTGAGAGAATTACAGTATGGACTAATGTGATTCTTTGTACTGAATATTACTCATAGGTACTATATATTGCTTTGTAGAATAATTCGCGGTATGATACCCATCATATGTTCTGCAAAATCGGTTTAAACATGGGGGAAATCGGGTGCAGCCTTGCTCACTGATCTCAATATGACCTTACACCAATACATTACGAGGAGATATCGGGCATGGTTATCACACAAGAAAGTTCCCCAACTGTTTGGGGGCGTTTGAAAGCACAGTGGCTCAAAGAGCAGCAACCCACTTTTGTTACCGCTGGATCAATGCAATATCAGGCCGTTCAAGATGCCGAAACCAAAGAGATTGTATTTCGGCCGGTTGCTGATGCGGGGCTGATGGGATCGACTTCCACAGCGGGGTTGGTCAAGTGAGCGATACCCCAGATGTTTTTACAACTAAAGTGGTGCAGTTATTCTGCACCTTGTACGGTCGCGATCACCGGGTAGTCGAGAATGGCATCCTGAAAGATAGCGATGGTACAGTCTGGTTCTCGTTTGATGCTAAGGCTGTCAATGATGACGTAAAAGCATACCGCCAGGGTAAGCCGCTCAAGGTCAACTTGCATAAATCCCTATGGGCCTACGGCCTTTTTCGTTGCATCCTTCATGGGTCGCGGCGGGATCTGTCTACGGTCGTTGCTCTTAGAACAATGGGGCATGAAGTCGTTGACGATGGTATTTGGCGTGACAACGGCAAGGTTATGTACGAGTTTGATAAAAGCTCTGACGCCGACCGAGACAAATTTTGGGAAGGTCAGGACATCGAAGTCAAGCATACAGACTTGTGGGGTGCGATGGGATGGTTTCGGTCTAACATCCATAGTGTATGAAACAGCCCTACGTCCTTCAGCCTTCCGAGGTTGAAATCCTAAAACGAGGACAGGCTGATCCAAACATCATTACGGACTACTTCTTCCGACCAATAGGAGGCAAGACTGGTTTTCGCTTTGACGAGAACTTCACCGAAGAAGGAGCATGGCAAAAGACTGTCCATCACGCCAAACAGACTGACGTTATTGTGATTGGGGGCTTCGGTACTGGCAAAACCGTTGGGGTGGGTATGTCTGCGTCCGTATGGGCCATGACTACCACTGACTTTAAGTTCCTGAACGTTTGTCAAAAGGCATGGCAGGCCAAGCAGATGTACGACATCATCATATCTGCCGCTCAGGGGACACCGTTCGAAAACCTTATTTGGGAAAAACCCCGCCGACCGTATTACAAGATCACACTCAGATTCTATGTTGACGATGTTCTGATCAATTCGTCTCTGGAATTTATGTCAGCGGACAAAAATGCTACGGGTATTCTCTCCTGGGAGGGTGACTGGATCAATATTGATGAGGCCGGTCTACTGGATAATTTAGATGAGATCGTCACCGCGCTTGGTTCTCGTCTACGTGGTTCTATTCGTGGCCGTTCTCGCCTGGGTAGGTTATCGATGACAACGAACTCCTGGGATAACTATTACATGTGGCAACTGTTTGATCAGGCTGCTCTCGACCCGGAGAATTACCTGAGCCTTGTCGTCTCCACCAGGGATAATAAGAACGTCACGCCAGAGCAGCTCAAGAAAATGCTGGCCCGTATCCCAGAAAATGAGCGCCAGCGATTTATTGACGGTACTCGCCCTGAAGGTAAGGGTACATTCTTCTCGAAGCCTGCTGTGTATGCTTGTGAAAACGATCTAATGGGGCCACCTGTGATCAAAGCAGCACAGGAAGAAAAGCCCGGATACGGCTATGAGACTGTGTATGGGCCTGGAGCGGTCTACTTCCAGAAACCCCCTGAGACTGATATGTTGTATGTGGAGATGGGTGATCCTGGGATTGATGCTGCTCCCAAGCGAAATTCCCCCGTTATTATGGTTTTTGGCATCCCTTTAGATTTCCCCCGACAACCGGCTGAATTGGTGGCGTTTTGGTGGGGAAATGGAGACGGGGCAATTTCCCCCTTTGTAAACCAGCTTTTATACTTCAAACGGACGTATAAACCGCTAATTTGTGGGGTGGATGCTACCGGACCACAGAAGAACGTCGCAGAACTTATCAATATCCAGTATTTGGGCTTCGATGCTGATTTTAACCCGCTGGATGATGAAATTTCCAATACACCAATTGACTATATTACGCCGATGGACTTCTCAGGATCGAAGAAATCCTGGTATTTACACGCTCTGAGACTGTCATTGGAAGGTTTTCGGCTCAGATGGCCCAAAGAGATCGTAGGGATACGCTCTCAGCTAACAAATTACGATCCCGCCAGGGACGATAAAATCGCTCAGGACATCGTCGCAACGCTCTCGATGATCGCCTTTGCCATAAGGATGTATTTTCATGTCGATTTGGAAGACCTGCAAGGACAAGGTTCGCTCAACGAGATTTATGATACTATTTCAGCGGCTACTCGGGAGGCGAGGCACTCAATCAACGGCAGAACAAAGCGTACTGGTAGATAGGCACACTTACCGCAGCCCATCACGCTCTACGAGGAGTGCAAAAAGGAGCATTAGATGAAACCACACAATGTTGACCATTTTATTGAGCAAGATAAAGGAATACCTGCTTTCGTCGGTATGGTATTTCCGATCCTTTTGTCCCTAAGTTTTAGCCGGGACATTACCTTGATGATTATATGCTCTATTGTCACCTTGGTTCTGCTGCCTTTACTTATCATAATCGTCCTGAAGCTGGCCGTGGAGTTCACGAAACTGCCTAAAGAGAACTTCTCCCTTGACCGTGACAATCCGATGTTGGTCGGAGTTATGTCGTTGGTTGGTCTTTTCTTCCCGCTCGCTTTCCTAATTGTACCGGCTGGCTTGTGGGCAGTCGCCTTTGCACTGTCCAGAACCCTTGTTTTTCATTTGCGAGAGCGTCTAAGCCTTGACCTTAGACCCAAAAGGCAATAAAATGATCCCAATAGGTAATAATATTACCTAAAATTTAGATAATAAACTTTTGCGGCCCATATGACATCGCAGTCATATGGGCCGTTTCTGTTTTAAGGACATTGAGCCTTGGTACTGAACCAACTACAAGACATGTTGCCCCCAAGATCGTTCAGTTTGAATGAGATCGATGGCTTTCCTGTTGACACTTATCAGCATAATCTCTCACGCTATCAGGAATACGAAAAGTGGTACGACGGAACGGTACTGGAGGAAACCAAGATACAGGGGAAGGATGAAGTAGAGCTTTACCCGGTAAAAATCAATCCGATCAAAGGTGCGGTGACTAAACACGCCGCTGTGCTGTTTGGCGATGTCGTTGATGACGGTCGCCCTCTTGTTGTTCCTCGGCTTATCCCCCGTGTAAAAGACGAAGCCAGTAAGACCCTGGCAATGGAAGCTGAAGAAGTCCTGAATATGCTCTGGTACGAGAACAACGGTCGAGCCTTGCAGCTCAGGGCCGGTATTCTCTCCCAATACCTGGGCGGTTGTGTCTTCAAGATCAGTTACGTTCCCTGGGAGACCTGGCGCACGATCCCCCTTCGCATCGAATTACTGCACCCTCGTCATTTTGTCGGCGTGGCCGACGCTTCCGACTTCTGGCGCTTACGCCGGGGGTGGGTGGCTCGACCTGTATCTGCTGAGTTTGCCAAAGATGAATACAACGTCAAGATCGACGATAAGTACGGGATGCTGGTTGAGGACTGGCGCAGGCCCACCTACAGGATCACTATTGATGGGAAGGTAGCGCACGTAAACGACTCACCGAGAGATGGTGTGAACCCCTTCGGTGCTGTACCGCTGGTTTATATCCCCCACTTTCGTGAAAAGAGTTTTTACGGCACAAGCATGATCGACGGCCTTGAAGGGTTGATCCGAGAGATGAACCTGCGGGCTGCTGACTTTGGGGATGCCGTTTCAGACGATGCTCACTCCTGGTTGGCAATGGTCAACGTGAGCGGTACGCCGCGTATTCTGGAATTAGCCGAGGGTTTGAAGATACTCGATCTGAAGTCTGCTCCTTCCATGACCGGGAACGCCAAAGACCCGAATGTTTTCCCACTCAAACAGAACTCAGCGTCGGATGCTATGGGCAAGCTGTACGACAAGCTGTACCAGCAATTCCGGCGTGATGCCAATATTCCGGCAGTAGCCGATGGCGAAGATGAAGGATCACAGCGAAGCGCCATGACACTCGCTTTCCGCATGTGGCCACTGGCTTCACATGTGACTATGGAGCGTATCTTGTGGACAACCGGCCTGAATTGGGGCAACACGATGGCGCTCCAAATGATGGCTAAGCCTGAGATCGGCAAGAAAATGGTCGATAAGGGCTTACCGGCTATCTCTGAGCAGCACTTGGGTATGCGTATGCGCCAGGACTTCGCACCCATGTTCCCGCGTGATCGGGAAGCCATAATCAATGAAATCGCAATGCGAGTAGCGGCTCACGCTGGCTCCATTGATACGATGCTCGAACTTACGGGGGACGTAGAGGACATTCCAGCCGAGAAAAAGAAGATTTTGCAATGGCTCAAAGATGTAGCCAAGGCCCAGGCTGTACCAGTGTCCACCAATATGCAACCACAGAAAAAAGATGAGAAAGATGGCAATAAAGCCGAAAAATCTAATCAATCTGCTGGAGGCATATCTAAAGATGGCAAAGAAAACCGATCCTAATACTGACGAAAACCCTGGGGGCAACCCTGGGAGCGACGACGGAAAAACTGATTGGGAAAAAAGCTACAAAGGGCTGCAACGTAAGATGGCGGCTCTGCAAACTCAAGCTGACACCTGGAAAGATGAGCGTGACGGCGCTATCACCGAGGTTCAGTCCCTAAAGGCTGACTTGACTACAGCACAAGGCGAGAAGGAAGCGCTGGAAACCAAGGTAACCGGGCTTGAGACCCAAGTCACTGAAGCAACCGAACGAGCGGACAAGGCAGAAGGAAACCTCGACCGCGCAGAGCTAATCATGTCTGACTATCCTGAGCTGGCTCAGTTCGAGACTGATGGACTACTGCCTGAGGCAGAAGATACCGAAGCCCTGAAGGATAAGCTCGAAAAATTCCAGAAGGCACTCGACGCAAAGGTCGATAAAGGGGTGGATAAAACGTTGGAAGGCGCAACCAAGACCCCCAACGACGATGATGATCCCGATGCAAACCTAACCGAAGATCAACTCTATGAGCGCATGATGGATGCTGCGAATAGCGGAGACACCAAAGAACGTCAACGCTTGCAGGCTCAGTACGACGCTCTAACCGACAACTAACGAGGCTAAATAATGTCTGATTTTGACACTTTCTACGGCTCAAACCCTTGGGCCAATCTCGATAAGAACGAGCGCCGCTGGTACGACCCCAACTTGGTCGAACTCTACCGGCAACGCTCGGTATTCTCCGGAACGATCCCCTTCGCGAAAGACATGAAGTCGAAACGTTCCCGCACGATGACCATTACCCAATTGCTGGATGTCCATCCTGACAGTTCGCCGCTGTCCATGCGGCAATTGTGGATGCCCGCTGCTCACATCGACAGCCGGGCAGTCGAGGTCACGTTCAACAGATATGGTGGAAAAGTTGCGTTCCATGAATTCGACGACTTGATCACCTACTGGAAGAAAGACAACAAGGCCGGTATTCGCCGCATCCTGAATGGTGCTTTAGGGCATCACATGATTGATGTGCTGGACATCCTGGCCCGTAACGCCTACATCAAGGGCGCTCTGGACAGTGGTTTCAACCTGATGTCCGGTGGCGGGATTGATTTCTCCGCTCTTGGTACTGCTGACGTTTTCGACCCCAAAGTTGCGATGGATGTGTGGCTCGGTATGAGCTACCGTGATGTTCCTGCTGCTCAGGGTGTGAATGGCGCAGGCGCTTCCATCCTGGCTTACACCAGCCCCGGTGTGATCCACGATATTCAGGGTGACGA